AAACATTTTATTTGAAACTAAAGAAAACTGTCGTGGTAATACAGGTGAACTTACTGATTTAACTTCAACTACTTTGTGGGTCGATTATATATTCTTAGATACCGATGAACGCCGAAGATTCGCTCAATTATCTCACGAATATTTAATAGAACAATTACAATTCACTGGAACCGAAAGTATTAATGATTCTGCTACTAGCATAAAACCTAAACTTTCTTTCAATCACCCCTGCAAAGAATTAGTATGGTTCTGTGCTTCAAGCCACTCAGCCACTAAAGCAACTATTAATAATAACTGGGTTAACTATTCAACAGGTACTAATGGATATGCCGCAGGTAATTCGGAATTATTCAAAGAGACAAGTGCAATAACTTCTACCAATCCTATAAAAACTGCTAAACTCGTATTAAATGGAAATGACCGTTTCTCCGCAAGACCTGGCTCTTATTTTAATTTAATACAACCGTTTCAGCACCACGAAAATATACCTTCAAATTCGGGTATTAACGTTTATTCATTCGCTCTAAAACCTGAAGAACATCAACCTAGTGGCACTCTTAACATGTCTCGTATTGATACCGCTGTTCTCAATTTAGATGTTACCTCGAGTATGACTGGCTCGAAAAATCTTCATGTATATGCTGTAAATTATAACGTTCTTCGCATACTTTCGGGTATGGGTGGTTTAGCATATTCAAATTAAATTATATTATTTATATATGTTGTTAAATTGCTATAATGTTTCTTTTTTTTTTCTCCTCTAATAGTATAAAGAATATAGCGTAAATGGGTGGTGGTCTTCTTCAATTAGTTGCTTATGGTGCTCAGGATGTTTATTTAACTGGTAATCCTCAAATTACCTTTTTCAAAGTAGTTTATCGTCGTCATACTAACTTCGCTATTGAAGCCATTCAACAAACAGCATCGGGAAGTAATTCTCTAGGTTCTCGCGCAACTTATCAAATAACTCGCAATGGCGATTTAATACACAGAGTATATTTTTACGGAAAATTAAAAAACACTTCTGGTAGCAAAAAAGTAGCCTTAGTTCCTAATGTTGGACAAAAATTATTAAAAACTGTTGAATTAGAAATCGGTGGACAACGTATAGATAAACATTATTCTGAGTGGCTTTATATATGGAATGAACTTTCGCTACCCTATGGCAAACGCGAAGGCTATTATAAAATGATTGGTGCTAATAAAGAAAATTGCTGCACACAATTAGCACACACTACCAATAACTCTTATGAATTATATGTACCTTTAGAATTCTGGTTTTGTCGCAATGTTGGTCTCGCTCTCCCTTTAATCGCATTACAATATCATGAAGTTAAAATTAATATTGAATATGAAACTGCGGATAATTTATGCGATGTTAGTACTACCAACTATTGTATTGAAAATGATGTTGCTGATGGTTCAGCAAATGTAACTGCTAATTTTGATAAAACTTTAACATTAGACGAACCTACCTTATGGGTTGATTATATATTCTTAGATACCGATGAACGCCGAAGATTCGCCCAATTATCCCACGAATATTTAATTGAGCAATTACAATTTACTGGAACTGATACTATAACTTCTTCGGGTGCTAACGCGGATTCAATGAAAAGCATGCGTATGAATTTCAATCATCCCTGCAAAGAACTCATATGGGCTATCAAAAGATCTGACCAATCATCTGTATATTGGAATAACTTTTCTACCGCAGAAAAAGATGAAAATGCTGGAGCAGGCACTGATGTTACCTTCAACAACTATATAGTTTCTAGCAATCCCGTAATGCAAGCAAAAATAATGCTTAACGGCAATGATCGTTTCGCAACAAGACAAGGCGAATATTTCTCTCTTGTTCAACCTTATGAACATCATGAAAATACTCCTGACATGTACCACAAGGGCATCAATGTTTATTCGTTTGCTCTAAAACCTGAAGAACATCAACCAAGTGGCACTTTAAATATGTCTCGTATTGATACCGCTGTTCTATCTCTATCTTCTAAAATGGCGGGAACTATATATATATTTGCTGTTAACTATAACGTTCTACGTATATTATCTGGCATGGGTGGCCTTGCTTATTCTAATTAAATATGATATCTATGATATCTACGATATCTATGATATCTATGATAGCCACAGTACAATTTTTTCGTTTTTTAATTTATAATTATTATCAATAGATAATATTATATTATATAAAATTTTTGATATTTGTATTGATGTCTTATGAATATCGTTATTTGACCAATTATTTTTATTTTTTTCATTAAAATAATATGAAATAATATCTTACAAATAAGGCAAGCATCCTTTATTCATTGAATTGGTATATTTATACGCATTTATTTTATATCTCATATACAAAAATTCTTTATCTGTAAGACTTTTGTAGTTGTTTATACTTTTCCTAACCTTATTTAGTATTTTCTTATAATCATTATTAATCTCATAACTAACTTTTTTAATTAAATAAGATTTTTACATATCACAATTATACTTATTTCTTTTATCTTCGACTATACTTTTTAAATTTGTCTCTTTTTTAACAAAGATATTAGACGACTTATTTATTTCACTCAACTTTTTGAGTTCATAATAGCCTTGCAAATACCTAACAATATTTACCAGCAATTACTAATTGCAGATAGCATATTAAAGTTTAATATATTTTATAAAACTAAAAAAATAAATCTATTTTTATATTATAAATAATAAATTATCATATAACTTAATCGTCGCTGATAATAATATCATTTAGATAAGGTTCGAGAATTTCATTAACAATAAACTCTGGTTTAAATTCATCGTAATTCATAAATATTTTTAGAAGTTGTTCTGAAAATCCCGATACAATAGCAGTCCCTTCGGTATCGCAATTAACAGGGAAAATTTCATTGCTGTCTGAATTAAGATTCCAAAATATAAACTTGGGTGCTTTATAATTATTTTTATTATATAGTTTAACAATACTTTTATAAACAGTATCCAGATTATTAGCATTCGCATTCGCATTGTTAAATTGCATATCTGTAAATACAAATAGTTTTGATGGCATTTTATCTTGTGTAACGTTGTATTTAATAGCGTAATTAATAATTTCCTCATTACATTTTACAAAATCAGTACTATATCCAAAATTAATTTTCATTATGTTTTTAATACATTCATGAAGAGTAGGAATGACTTTGTCCTCATTATCTTTATTTACATAACTAATCAAATCTACAAGTTGCGGTTCTTCACTAAATGTAATAATTTTATTAGCAAAATTTCCCTTACAACACAATGATGTAATAATACCTAGTGCGATGGCTACTTGTGCCGGAATACTTCCATTTTTAGCATTAAACATAGAACCTGATACATCAACTATAGAAATAGCATTATCAAAATTTCCTGACTTTTTAACATTCTCTACAATTGTTCTCCATTGCATCTCCGTTGTTTGACAGAGTTCATTATTATCGATTTTATCCAACTCTTTAATATAAACACCTATCAATTCGTGAGGAAGAATACCCGCTACATTAATTTTTTTAACATTATTGCGTACATCTTCTAGATATTTACTATATCTTTCTTTATCATGATTAATAAAAGCCTTCTTCAATCTATTTGAAGCAACTCCTGGAACATTTTCATATTTAATAGTTTCCCATTTATTTTCACATATCTTCGCTTCAACAATATCTATCTTTTTCCTCAAAGGTACTAAATAATCCTTCCTATATTTTTCCATCTTACACATATCTTTACTTCCGTAGATAAATGAAGCAACTTTCTTTGCATATTGTCTTCTTTTGTCATACTTATCATTTTCACTTGGAGCCCATTTAGCACATAGAGAAATTGGTAGATTATTTTCCAAATTCATCTTATCATGAATTAATTTTTGAGCAATAATATTTAATTCAAATTTATGTTCTATGCTTTTCAATTTATAACTTATATAATGTAAATCTTTCCAACAACCATATTTTTCAATATAATTATTAATATTATACATATATGTGTTTAATTTATTTTTACGCAACCAAATCATAGCATCATTAGCAATCTTCTTCTCTTTTTTTCCCTTTAATCTATCACGACCATTAAAAATAATCGCCACAGTTTTTTTAGGGTTTTCTTCCCAACATTTTTCTAGATACTTATTACTTACTTTAATATCCAAATCTCTTACAAACAACATAAAATAATCTACAATATAACTCCCTGTTGTTTTTAAAGCATTTCCGTCATTCGCAGTTTTTGTTAAAACACTTCTAACATTAGGAGTTTCCATCGTATATATAGTATATATGATACTATATATTTATATCAATTTTTATTATTTATTATAATATGTAAAAAAATAAATGATAATGTTTATTTATCAAACAGATGCTGCGAGTTTACTTGCGGATGGAGGAAAATGATGAGAAATTAGTTTTTGTAGAATGAAATAATTGATATCTTCTTTATCTCCTACATTTAGGATTTTCTTAAGTTTATCATCAGGAAGAATGAAGCGCTTATTTTCAGGTTTA